GGGCTCACAACAACAGCAAGGTAAAGAACAGCAAGCTGTACAAGCAACAACTACCACAACACAAGCACCACAACAACAAAAAAGGAGTGATACAAATATGGCAAAAGATATTACACCAGAAAATAAGGTGAACGAAGAAAAACGCAGCTTTGAAGAGTATTTAAAGAAAGGTCAAGTAACTCGAGCCGTGGGTGATGGGGGTATCGTCTTAGAAGATGGCTCTGTTCTAATTCCTGAGGACATTCTCAACCCTGAACATGAAAAATATCAATTTCCACGGTTGGGCTCATTAGTTCGTAACGTATCAGTTAAACACACTACAGGTAAGCTACCAGTATTCTACCCAGGTGACGGTGTATTAACTGAACATGCAGAATATGCACAATCAGACCGCCATGCGATTCCTGAAATCAAACCAATCAATTGGGATTTAGCAACATATACAGGCTCTTACGTATATTCACAAGACTTGCTTTCTGACAGTGATTACAACTGGGAATCAGAATTACAGCAACGCTTGATTGAATTGCGTGACAACACTAACGATGCACAGATTATTAATGCCTTGACAAAAGATATTGAAAAGGTTGCTTATGAAGACAAGCTGGCAGACGATGGCAAACTTATTGAAAGTGGCCTTGTGCATGAGATCAAACAAGCTCTTGACGTAAAATTACAGCCACAAGACTCGCAACAGGCTAGCATTGTAGTTTCACAATCTGCCTTTGCAGCACTTGACGATTTAAACGATGGTTTCGGACGTTCGTTGATTCAACCAGACTTAACAAAAGACGCAGGGCAGCGCTTATTAGGCAAACAATTAATTGTAGTACCTGATGAATTGTTCCCAGATGCAAAAGTTGGCGATGTAAATATTGTTGTCGCACCTTTGCAAAAAGCGGTTATCAATTTCAAGAATAACGAAATCACTGGTAAATTCATGGACAGTTACGATATTTGGTATCGTATTCTTGGCATTTACATGCGCCAAGATGTTGTTCAAGCACGTCCCGACTTGATTGTTTATATCGGTGACACAAGTGAAGCTACTACCACAAGCACAACGTCAAAATAATGGAGGCACCCGCTAATGTGGGTGTTAAAGCCACTAGTGACGGTGCCAAAATCACAACAGAATAACATTAAGTCGCGTATTGAAATAAACAATATGCGTAAGCACGCGGCTATGAAAGAAAGGAATGAAGAACTTGGCAGAAGATAGAAGCGATGAAAGTCTAGTGCTTTATAAGAAAGACGGTACCAAGGTTGCAACTGGTGATAAGGGCGCTAAGTCAGTATCATTAACTGGTTTAGAAGCTGGCACAAGTGTTAGTACTGGTGATTATCAAGTGTCGTACAGCGATGGTTCTGTGGAGTCTGACAAGGTAGATGTTCCTGCTTTTGCAGTGCCTACAACCACAACAAGTACAACGACTACTACTACAGCTAAGCCAACGACTACGACTACTACGACGGTACCTACAACGACGACAACAACGGCGGCGGGCTAGTTAGATGAAGGTTATTCTTTGTCAACCACAAATTAAGCGTTTCAAGTGGGAACTAGAAGTTTTGTTGACTAATTTAAAAAGCTTTGGTTTTCCGTTAAAAGACGTTATTTTGTTGTTTGCTGGTAATTCTAATGCTTATGAGGCGTATTTTAAGCGTTCATTTGGTGTTGAAGCACACACTTATCAAGATAACCGTACTGACAAGTCATATATACCAAGCATTAAACCCTATTTATGGTGGCAATTCTTGCAAGAGGACGGCAGCCGTGAACACGAGGTTTATTTTTATTGTGATAGCGATGTGATTTTTCGTGAATTACCCGACTTCAATAGTTTAGGCGTGACTGATAAGTATTGGCAGTGTTCAGACACTTTAGGATATACCAATTACGATTATCTAAGTTCACGTCCATACGGTGATGAGATCACGCAACACATGGCACAGATAGTGGGTGTGCCACTTGATAGTATTGAGCAAGCTAATGATGGACAAGGTGGCGCACAATGGCTTATGTGCAACCCTAAAGCCGATTATTGGCATGATGTGTATACGGTAAGCAACGAATTTTATCATTACTTTAAATCAATACCCGATAAAACAAACGACAATCCTAAACTTGACGGTGGATTGCAGATATGGTGCGCTGAAATGTACGCCCAACTGTGGACGCTACCAAAATACGGTATTACGCCCGTGGTTAGCAATGAACTTAGTTTTAGCTGGGCTACTGATGATATAAGTAATTGGGATAAACACAACATCTATCACAATGCGGGCGTAACTGCTGATATGAAAGACGTGTTTTTTAAGGGTGCTTATATCAATCGTGAGCCGTTTAACGATGATTTTAGTTATGTATCTAAAGATAAATGTTCAAGCAAGTATGTGGAAGCAATTAAGGGGGTGAAGTCATGTTGAATGTCGACAAAGTTTTAGCTGAGCTTAATCTTGACGGTACCGATGAGGAAGTAACTCTGATTACTGATTTATTAGCGCAAGCCGAGGCAATTGTTTCTAACTCAGTTAATCATAATGTGGCACTAGCAGAGTTTGAAAGCAACGCTATTTTTCAACGGGTAGTAATTACACTAGCAACAGATTTGTATTACCACCGTACTTTGCCGGACGGCTTAAGTTTAGGCACTCAAATGATGATAAATCACCTGAAGGGGGTGTTTGGCGGTGGTACAACGACAACGACAATCCGCCAATAGGCGTTTTAGCCCTTACCAACTTAACAAAGTAGCAGAGTTTGGCACGATTGAAAACCATGAGAATGGTGCTGGCGTCAATATTCCTGTATTTGCACCACAATTTAAGGCACACTTTGCGAGAGTGAAAACAACGCTCACACAACGTTATGAAGCAGCAGGGACAGATTTAGAAAACACCCGTGTTATTGCAATCAAGCACCATAGCAATGTGGAAGATATGCAACAGGTCAAATATGACGGCGTTGTCTATGATATTCAAGATGTTTCACCAGATGATGAAAATTATTTAGCATTTGATTACGTCACAATCAACAAAGTAATGAGGGGCGGTGGTGGCAGTGGAGCTTGATGAAGCATTAAATGATTGGTTGAAAGCAGTCGAATCATTGAAACTTTCGAGAGTTGAAAAAGAAACTATCACCGGTGCCGGTGCTGAAGTTTTTCGTAGCGAACTTGAAAAAGAAACTAATGAAAAGCATAGATCAAACCACAATGATAAAGTTTTCGGGCATATGGCAGACCACATCACCTACCACAAAGGTAATGTAGACGGTATGAAGAACGGTAAAAGTACGGTCGGCTGGGATAACGCTTATCACGCTTCAAATGCTAGGCGTTTAAACGATGGTACCAAAAAATACCAAGCCGATCATTTCGTTGATAATCTGCGTGATAGTGATAGCACCGTTGAGAAAGTCTTGCTAGCTGAAGCAGCACTATATAAGGCAAAAGTTAAAAAAGCAGAGGAGAGAAGCTAATGTTAGCAGTTAAAGAAGCTAAGCAGCTACTCGAATCGGCAAAATTTGACTGGCTGGATGAAATATACACGTACAACGTACCAAAAAACGAAGTCGATAACACCGATAATACGGTGGCACTTATTCGGGACGTCAATACGATTTCGGATTTAGAAGGTAACGATGATTTTTTTGCGGCTCAAAGGCAAGTTGAAATTCAATTCTTCTATAAATTAGAAATTGAAGATACTGAACAAGGTGAATACGAATTTTTGAAACTGTTTAAGAAAAACCATTGGCATGTAACACAAATTAGAGAGCATTCAATTGACCCTGATACTAAGCAAGTAACGGGGACTTTTTATTTTACACAATTAAAGATTTACGCATAAAGAAAGGAAGTTTTTAAATGGCTAACGTAGGTTTAAAAATGGTAAAGGTCGCTTTACTAGATGACAACGATCAAATTATTAAAGATGAAGCAGGTTTGGACCCATCTGGTATTTTAGCGCTGGACGATCGTTTCTTTGGTTCAACACAGGCTAACTTGTCTAACCTTGAGGGATCAGTAGTTAAAGTATCTGGGAACAACATTGTACAAGATTCATATGTTAACCCTGCTGCACCAACTGCTGCAATTACTGTTAATAACTTATCACAGGATATTTTAAATAAAATGCTGGGCAATGAATCAGACGGCGCAGGCGGTTACGTATTTAGTGGAGTAAAACCACGTTTGGCGTTGTTGATCGAAACTGAAACGATTGATCGTAAGAATTCAATCTATTTTGCGTTCGGACGTTCACAAGTTTCACGCGCTACAGTCAATATTACAACTGATACCGATACAGCAATCACACGGCAGGCAGACGCCTTAACATTTACTGCTTTAGGTGTAATGCGTTGGAATGATGGACAACCGTATAAGAGTTTTTATGATGGCGATGACGGCTTTGATGAAGAAGCTATGCTAGCAGACGTATTCCAAGGATACGGCGGAGAAGCAACAACTACCACTACAGTGGAAAACTAATAGCACCGTCAAACGTTCAAGCGAACGCAACAGCGGACGGGGCTAAAATATCCGCTGAATAAATAAGCTAAGTCGCTTACGAAATACACAGTGCTCGCAAGAGGGCGGCTTTTAATATGTGGAGGTTATAAATTGGAAATTTACATTCAAGAATTAAACAAACGTTTTCAAGTAAAGGCGTCAAACAAGAATATCCGCAAGACTTATGAACTACAGTTAATGCTTGCACAGTCTGAAGACATTGCAGATGATGAGCCGGTTGAATCAATCAAAGCAACTCTCAAGCTAACTAATGACGTTTTTGCGTATGTGGTTGACATTTTGAAATTGACTGATAAACAAGCAGAAAAACTAGACGAACTTGAAAGTACGCAAGTAATTGAAATATCTAATCATATTGCAATGCGTTTGATGGGCTTGTCTGAAGAAGATATTAAGAAAGCTAATGAAGACGAGGCACAAGAAGAAGAAAAAAAGTAGCCCCCGCTGAGCGGGTCTTCCACCTCAAAAACACATTGAATAGTTTTGATTTAG